CTTGGGTTCCTCCTGTTGATGGGAACATTTGTATCCACGTTGTAGGCGCAGGAGGTGGTGGCGGCGCTTCAACTGCTACTAACAGGGGCGGTGCGGCAGGAGGATATTGTAAAAAGAACTCTCTAGCTGTAACTACGTCTGGTTCATTTACCGTAGTTGTCGGTGCGGGTGGTTCAGGAGCTAATAACGGTGTTGGAGTAACTGGTGGCATCACAACCGTTGCAGGGACAGGTTTAAGTTCTACGCTTACAGCTAATGGTGGAACAGGTGGAACTACAAATTCTGGAGGAACAGGAGGCACAGCGGCTAATGGAGACGTAAACAACGCTGGAGGTGTAGGCGGCAACGGGGGTGGAGGAGCCGTAGGAATTACAGGAACAGGTGACAGTGGTAGTTCCAATGCGGCTTATGATTACCGTGGCGGTTCTTGCGATGTTGTCGGGCCAGAGAGTCTTATAGGGTACGGTTATATCTGTGGAGGTTTAGGTGGCGATGCTTTTAACGCAAGCGCTAATGCAGGCAATGAGGGTGTCACAAGCCATTCTCCTAATGGAACAGGTGGGTTTTTAGCTGGGGGAGGCTCCTATTATGTAGATTACAATGGTGTTTCTGCTTACACGAAGGGCAGTCACGGCGGCAATGGGGGTGGTGGTGGTGGATGTACTAATGTATCTAGCTCAGGAGCCTATGCCTTCGGCGGTTGGGGCGGGAACGGCATTGTAATTATTCAGTACCTACCGGCATAAGGAGAAAAACATGAGATATAATATTAAAGATGCTGATGGAAACATCACAAATACTATCGTTGCAAACGCTGAGTTTGTTGAGGCTAACTTTGACCACTATGAAGAGTGGGTAGCCCCTACACCAGCGGAGCCTACAGCAGCAGAAGCTGGCCGCATGTGGCGTGACATGGAACTATCGTCTTCAGACTTCATAGTCCCTCTATCAGACCACCCACAACGTGCAGCTTACATGACCTACCGTACAGCTTTGCGGGATTGGCCCAGCACTTCAAACTTCCCAGCTACTAAGCCTACTTTAGGAGAATAATATGTCAGTAACTAAAGTAAGTAGTGCGCTGCTTGCAGACGATTCAATTGTAGCGGCTACGATTGCAGATGATGCAGTAGGAGCTGCTGCGATTGCAGATGATGCAGTAGGAGCTGCCGCAATTGCAGACAACGCAATAGTTACAGCAGCTATAGCAGACGATGCAGTTACTTCAGCTAAAGTAGCAAACGATATTAAAGTAGCGGGTCTTGAAACTATCTACGTTCCTGCGGCTGCAATGTACCCAAACTCAACAGCAGGCTGTGCAGACTTAGAACAGGTAGAGTTGTCAAACGGCCCAGAACTCAAGTGCTTGGACTTTGACGCAAGCTCAGACGAGAACGCGCAGTTTACTGTAGCTTTTCCTAAGTCTTGGAACGAAGGCACAGTAACTTTTCAAGCGTTCTTCACAGTCACTGGAACTAACACAGGCACAGTAGCTTGGGGACTCTCTGGCGTTGCTTTTGCAGACAACGCAGATATTAATACAGCATTCGGTACTAACGTGGTTGCTACGGCCAAAGCGCACTCTGGAACTTCTAATGACATGAATGTTACGGCGGTCTCTGGTGCAGTAACAATTACAGGAGCCGCTGTAGATACACAGACGTACTTCCAAGTTATGCGCGATGTGTCGGCAGATGACCAGACAGGCGATGCACGCTTGTTAGGCATTAAACTGTTCTTTACTACCAACGCTGCGAATGACGCATAAGGGGTAAGCCATGACAGGTTTTGGTTACAACATAAATGGCTTTGGTGTTGGCGGTAGCGCAAGTGCGCCCATTGAAGGCGCAAAAATATTAGTTGTCGGTGGGGGTGCGGGTGGCGGTGCTAGTGCTGGGGGCGGTGGAGGCGGCGGAGGCTTTCTCCAGTACACAAGAACCATAGATGTCGGAGTGGCTTATACCTGTACGGTCGGCGCGGGCGGTGCTGCTGTTTATGCAGGTAGCAGTAATCCGGGGGGTACTGGTGGTACTTCAACAATGTCAGGCGCTGGATTCTCTACTATAACGTCTGTAGGCGGTACTGGTGGCACTACTGGCTGGGGGAATGGTGGCGCTTCTGGCTCCCCCAGTAGCAATGCAGGGGGAAGTAGGAACTCTTACGGTGCCCCTTACTATACTAACTGTGGTGGCGGCGGCGGCGGCATTGGCACGGCTCCAGTTTCCGGTGCTGGGCCAACTGGCGGCAATGCATCTGCTTTAAGTGCTGGTCATGGCGCTGGTGGAGAAGATTGGCTGTCATTAGGAAGTGTGGCTGGCATTCAAGATTATGGGTATTTTGGTGGCGGTGGTGGTGGTGGTCAGGGAAGCCAATATTCCGGTGGTGGTGTCGGAAACGGTGGCAAGGGTTGGACAGGGAGTAATTCGGCGCAAGGCGCAGGCGGAGCGGCGCATGTTAGCGACCAGTATCCACCGTATGCTAGACAATCGTCCGCTGGCACTGGTGGCGGTGGTGGTGGTGGAGCCTATTTTGCAAGAGTTTATAGTGCCGCTGGAGGTTCTGGTCGGGTAATTATTAAGTATGACGGAACTGCGACACTAGCGTCTGGAGGCACTGTCGTTGTTCACGGAGGCAATACCTATCATGTTTTCAGCTCTTCTGGCACATTTCAGATTTTATAAGGAAAGAACATGGCACATTATGCAAAAGTAGTAGACGGTATTGTTGTAGAAGTTCAGGTCGCAGAGCAAGATTTTATAGACGATCAAGACGGCATGTGGATACAAACGTCTTACAACACTTGGGGTGGCGTTCATTATGGATACGAAGAGCGAGAAGTCACTTACTATGATGAAGAAGGAAATGCTACAACAGGGCTTGCAATGCAACCTGTTCCAGACGGGGGTATAGCACTGCGTAAGAAATATGCAGGCATTGGCGACACATACGATGCAGAGCGTGATGCATTCATAGCTCCACAGCCCTACGCAAGCTGGACGTTAAACGAAGACACATGTATCTGGGAGGCTCCTGTTCCATACCCAGACGATGACAAGCATTACATTTGGGACGAAGACACAACATCTTGGGTTGAGGTAGAATAAATGATCGCAGAAATCTCAGCAGTAGTAGGTGTACTCAAGACTCTTAACGCAGGCATTAAAACTGTTAAAGAGTCAGGGTCGCACCTGTCAGACTTGTCTGGGCTGTTTACTTCTCTTACCGAAAGTAAAGCGGCTGTCGAGACTATTGAAGAAGCTACAAAGTCTGGAGACCGCGTTTTAACACAAGAAGAAGCTTTAGAACTTGCATGGGCTAAGAACGCCATACGAGAGCGCGAAAAAGAATTAAAGAAAATAACGCCACGCGAAGTCTGGCGCGATATGCTTTCAATTCAACACAAATCTTTAATGGAACACAAAGAAAAAATAACGAAGCAAAAAAAAGCCGAAGCAAAAAAGAAACAAGCCTTTAGTTCAATTATAGAAGGTGTGTTTTATTGGAGCATTCTGGCTGCTGTTGCGTATGGCGCAATAAAATATTTTGAGCTGTTATGAGCAACTTTGACCCTAAAAATCCAGATGACTGGAAAGCTTTAGGTTTTGTATTAGTATTTTTTGGACTAATGTTTTTAGCGTCCTCTAACATAGGAAGTAATTAAATGACTGAAGAAAGCAAACAAGCTGTGGACGTAGTTGCAGCATCAACAGGTATTATGTCTATGGCAGCTTGGTTGCCACCTTTAGCAAGTTTATTCACTATTGTGTGGTTAGGCATTAGAATCTATGAAACAGATACAGTACAAAATCTGATTAACTGGAAGAAAAAATAATGAGCAAAAAAAGAAACCAGCGAAATACTAAAAAGTCTTTGAAGCAACTAAAGTCTAAGCGTAAAAATTATCGCGTTGGCGGAATGGGGCGCGGAGCTGCGGAAGAAAACCAGCTGCTTACCGCCGAGCAGCGTAGAGCTGAAGCAGCAGAAGCAACAAGACAAGCTGCAAAGACTTCAAAAACTCAGCCAGCTTTCTCTGGAACACAAACACCTTCGGGTAAAAAAAGAAATCCTAATTGGACTCCGGGCAGCGGAGAACCGTTTTTTATACCTATAGATAACAACACAGACGGTGATAACGACACTGGAGACTCTTCAGAATCTAAGTTTGACACTGCACCCGTAAGTCCTGAAATGAAGCGGCCAGACAAAGTCATACTAACTGAACCCGATGTTGATCCAATTAGTAGAGTAGGAACTGAAACTGCTGATACAGATATTCAAGAGCTTGATGACGCAGGAACTGTAGCTACTGAGGGCGTTGTGTTCGGTAATGTTACTAAACTTCCTGAAGACAAACGCTTAGAATTATTTAGAAACAGTCCAGAATATGCTCAAGTAGGCGATATGGTAGATATGGCTATGGGCGAAGCGTCTGATGGTACTGGTTTTTCAAGTCAAGCTGAAACCGCTGCATATGAAAAATGGTTACAAGCTAATGACAAAAACGGAGGAATGGCTCCAGCAGCTCAAGGCAGCGTAACAACAGCACCTCTTCCAGACAAAGTAGTAGCTAATACTTATGAAGCTGTCATGGCCGGAAAGCTAGATGAAACTGAAGCAGCTCAAATGCTTGGAATGTCTCCAAAAGCTATAGCAAACGCTAAAGGCGCTACCCTCACTGAACGCGCACAAGCAGCTAACAGAAGCCGTCAACAGGAGCAAGAAGCTTTACAACAACGTCCAAGCGAGTTTCAACAAAGTGTAGATTCAACTGTAGACGCAGTGTCTTTCCGAAGTGGTGTAGATATTAGTGCTACACCCGAAGCTGAAGCAGCAGACCGCGAAAAGATTACAGGCGTTAAAGCTACAGATAAAACCGCTACACAAATTATAGATACTGTAGGCTTTGAAGCCGCGCAGCGTAGAACAGTTACAGGTACAGCAGCAAAAGGCACAGCGGCTAAAATGCTAGAGGTTGTAGGTGAACTACCCCCGGCAATTACAGCAGCTATCGTTGAAGACCCTGCAACTGTAACGGCTCAAATAGACTCACAGCCTGTTGAAGTTAAAGCGGCTGTAGCAGCACTACCAACAGAAGCTTTAGTATCTTCACAAATGGAGAGTCTGTTAGGCGGTATGGAAGATGGCGAAGTCCCAATGTGGGCCAGACCAGCCGTACAGAATGTTAATAACATGCTGGTGCGTAGAGGCTTATCAGCTTCTTCCGTAGGCCGCGATGCGCTGTTTAATTCTATTATTCAGTCTGCAATGCCGATGGCTCAGAGCAACGCTCAAGCCCTGCAAGCTAGAGCAGCACAAAACCTGAGTAACGAACAACAAGCTAACATAACGCAATCCACACAGAACATGCAGATGCGCCTGTCTAATTTGGCTAACCAGCAAACTTCAGAGTCTCAGACAGCTCAAATGTCTCAGCAAATGAAGGCAATGCAAAGCCAGTTTACACAAGACGCTGTAATGACTACAGCTCAATTGCAGCAACAAACACGAACTCAGAACTTAGCGAATCGTCAGCAAGCTGCACAGACAGACGCGCAGAACGCACAGGCAATGGCCGCACAAAACTTAGGCAACGAACAGCAGATTGAACTGGCTAACATGCAGTATCAAAACGCTACAGAAGCCGCAAACATGTCAGCAGTACAGCAGGAGCGTATGGCTGAGATGCAGGTTGCAGCAGACTTCTTGTCTAAGAACGCTGGCTTCAAGCAGCAGATGGACTTAGCAAATCTGGGCAACGACCAGCAAATGCGACTAGCTAATCTGTCTGCGTTGAACCAAGCGGCTTCTGATCAGATGTCAGCAGATCAACAATCAGAGCTTGCAAACCTTAACACCAAAATGCAAACAAACTTAACTCAGGCAAGGATTGCAGAGTCAATGGGTCTTGCACAGTTAAACGTAGACCAACAACGAGCAGTTACAAACGCTTCAGTAAATGCAAACATAGACTTAACTAAGTTTAGCGCAGAGCAGCAAGTAGCGTTAACCAACAGTAAGTTTATGCAGTCTATGACTATGGCAGACTTTAACGCAGAGCAGCAAGCAGCAATGCAGAACGCCACTGCACTAGCTTCAATGGACATGGCAAATGCAGATCAGCGTACAAAGTTAGCGATTACAAACGCTCAAAGCTTTTTGTCACGAGACATGGCAAACTTGAATAATCGACAACAAGCTGTTATACTCGATCAACAAATGGAACAACAGCGTCTGTTGTCCGATCAATCCGCAGCTAATGCCGCTAAACAATTCAACGCTCAGTCTCAAAACCAAGCCGATCAATTTAATGCTAACTTAGCAGCCACAATGAATCAGTTCAATGCTTCTCAAGCTAACGCTATGGAGCAGTTCAACACTCAAGAAACTAATCGTCAGGCAGCTATTGAGGCTGGCAACGAGCTACAGGCTTCAATAGCAAGCGCTCAATTAGATGTAGATGTTCAAAAGTTTAACGAACAGTCAGACCTGCAACGCGATCAGTGGAACGCGGCGAACGCCCAAGCTGTCGAACAATCAAATGTTAATTGGCGCAGGCAAGCTAACACCGCAGATACCGCAGCAGCTAACGCAGCTAACCAGCAGAATGTTCAAAACGCTTACAATATGTCTGCTCTGGATCAAACTCAAATGTGGCAACAGTTACGCGATGAAGCACAATATGTTCGTCAAGCTTATGAAAACAACGAACAACGCGAAGCGCAGCTAGTAGCCACAGCAATTGGAAATGAAGGAGGCTCAACAAAAGGAGCCACAACAAACACACAATCACTTTTAAATTTAGTTAAAGGATATATTTAATCATGGGATTTTTCAGTAAAGTTTGGAAAGGTATCAAAACTGGTGTCAAATCTATTGGAAAAGGTATTAAAAGCGCCTTTAAAAAGTTTGGCAAGTTTATGGGAGAAATTGGCATCTTAGGCCAAGTAGCAATGATGTTTATATTGCCCGGAATTGGAGAGATGATAGGAAGCGCGTGGACAGGTATAGCGGGCCAGACAGCGGCTCAAGCCACAGCCACAGCAACTGCAAACGCAGCTACAGCAGCAGCAGGACAAGCAGCCGCTCAAACAGCAGCAGCAGCGGGAGCTACGACAGCTACACAAGCAGTCGCTATTGAAGCTGGTAAAGCTGCTTCGGCTAAATTAGCAGAAGGGGTAGCTACTAAAACATTAACAAAAACTGTTGTTGATGGGGTTGCTACATATGCGAGCAAAGCTACAGGGCTTATGGCAAAACAGGGGATTGCTCAATCCGCAGGCAAGTTAATGCAGTTTGTAGGTAATAGTGTTGGTACTGTTGGTAATGCTTTTAATAATCTAACTAAAGGAATTACTGACACTCTTACAAACTTTTCAAAGACTGCAACAAATAATCTTGCAAACAAGATTGGTATGGATAATGTTTTTAAAGATGCAGCATCAAACTTTTTTGGGCCGGGAGACAGCGCGTTTAGCAGAAGCTTTGGAGAGACTTCAAGATTTCAAAGGCTCGGAACATCTCAAGATGTGTTCGCCTTTGAAAAACAAGCTCGGCTAAATGCTATGGATTTAGAAAAACAAAGTATGAAAGCTCCAACACCAAAAGAATTTAAAGCCGACTTACTTGAACAAGTTAAGAAAAACCCTGAAAATATCTATGAAACATTTGAAAAAGATTTAGGTTTTAAGTCTCAAGGTAGTGTTGGCTCTTACGACATAGAGTACGATTTTGGCGATAAAAAAATGTACACTNATACAAAAGGGCTTGCAAGACTTCAAGAACTTGGGCTGTCAGAAGGACTTGAGCAGTATCAAACAGGGAAACTGTACAATCCGTCTATCTTGGATAAAATTCAAGATATACCTTCTAAAATTTATGAGGCGGGTAAAGCAAAAGCTACAGGATTTATAGATGATCCTGCTGGAACTATATTTGAAGGCTTTGATGAAAGACTAAATCAAGGATTTCAAACAACCGCTATGCAGGGATTAGGCTTAGAAGATAAACCTGAATATACGTACAACACGATGAGAGCGTATGTTCCTGAGTTTCAAGTTGCTTCTTTAGAGGGTGGCGGCTCAGAACCTATTATGAGCGCGAGGGCGTTTGAACAAAATGTAACAAATAATCCGAACACCTATGGATACACCGCGTTCCAGTACGGACAATACATGTCACAGTTCGCGCAAACAGCATAAAGGATTTAAACAATGTCAGCACTTGAAGAATATAAAAACATCCAACTAACAGGTAAGCGACCTATTCCGGGCCAGTCATTAACTAATGACCCAGAAAACCCCGCGCCTTTTGAAAGAGCGCCAGAGTTTACATCGGTACATGCGGCTTCTGAATACATGTTTGAAAGAATCACAGCCCCGAAAGTGTATACAAACGCTATGGAAGCTATTGCGGCTGGCACACCAATTATGAATATTGTACAAGCAATGTTGTTTGTAGAGTTTGAATCTGGAAAGTTCAATCCTGATTTAATGTATATGATGATAGAGCCAACAGCGTACATGTTAATCTTCTTAGCTGAACAATTAGATTTAGAGATGGTTATTTATACAGGCGAAATGGAAGACGAAGATTCAGAAGAACAAATCTTAGGTGCTTCTTTTGCTGAAGAGCGTTTAAAGAAAATGCAAAAAGCAGGACAGTCCGGTATTGTTCCTGAAGGTGCGCTGTCTATAGACTTAGCTGAAAAATCAAAAGACCTACCCGAACTACCAGACCTTAAACAAGAAAACCAAAGTTTAATGTCTCGACCACAAGGAATTTAAAAGATGGCTATTAGAGATTTTGGAGAGAGCTTACTCGCAGATGTCCGTAAAAGGAAAGAAGAGCAGCGAAAACGAGACGAGGGTGGAACACTTGGAAAGGTTACTAGAGGCTTAGAAACTATTAAAGGTGTAGCAGAAATAGGACAGTCTTTAGGGTTCTTTGGCGGTACGCGGTCAGACCAAATAAATGCGTTTGCTCAGAACAAAGATGTTTTGGATACAAATATTAAAATCAGTCAAGCTGAAAACCACGTAAAGCAGTATGACGAACTTAAAGAAAATATAAATGCTTTTAACGGTACAGATTTAGAGTACTTTATAGATAAGTCTTTAGAAGAAACGGTTAAGAAAGAGCTACAAAAACCTTTAAATATTAAAAGGGCAACTGGCTCTGAAGATTCCAGAGCTAACTTTATTACAAGCTACAAAAATAACTTGCGCTCAACTCAAAAAATACAAGACATGGCAGCAGAAGCTTTAAAGCACTATGAAGATTTTGGAAAGGTTAGAGAAGAGTTTAGAAACACAGGAACTACAGAAAAAGCTTTAGAAATGGCAAAGGCCAAACTACCTTCAACATTGAAAGCGTTGACTAATATTTTTACTGGCACAGAAGTTACCGAAGAAGCGGTTAATACTTACACAAGTAGTCTTAGGTCTCAGGGCGCTTCAAAAGTATTAATGTTTAAGGAAATATTTAAAGAGTCTGGAGGAGATTTTACAAGCGCTGTGGAGATAGCAGATAGTATAGGGCTTGTAGAACAAGTTGATAAAAGCTTAAAGAAGAGAATAAAACAAAGCAAAGTTACAGGAGATAACATAATAACTTACGAAGAAATAACAAACGCAGATGGAAGCACAAGCATTGTTGCAAACAGTGTTAAAGTCAAAAGCGTTTTAAGTCAACAGGCTCAAGTAGCACAACGACTAGCTGATTACAATCCTATGGAAGCCGCACAATCTTCTCTTAATCAAAACGGAATAGCCGCTTTAAAAGAAAGGGGTTTTGTGTTTGGGCAACCCAAAGACACAGAAGCTTACGAAAATCAAGTAGACATTCTTAATAACGTTTTAAATGAGACGGACAAAGACGGAAATAACATATACATGGTTCCCGTATTAAGCGACACAGAGAAGGCTAGACGGCTTGCTGAAAATCAAATTAGAGTTAACATAAGCGGAACGACTGCATACAAAGAAGCAAGCCTCGTTTTAATAAACGCCACTTTAGCATCGCAAGACTTAAAAGAAAAAATAGTTTCAGACCCTGCTAATTCAGGTCTTACTGAAAAAGAAATAAATGTCGAATTAAAGAAAAACGCTGAGTACAAGAGGTTTTTAGATCAAGCAGCAACATCCCAATCACTAATAAACGGGCTTATTGAACAGGGCGAACAACTGTTAAACAAGAAATTTCCAGAAAGCATAGTCCCAAATATAGATGACGCTGAAACAGCTTCAAATCCTTTTGAAACTTCAACAAATGAAATAATAACAACAGGTGATAGTCTGGGCGCTCGTACTAACAACTTATTAAATGTACGACCTACCGCAAATAAAAACGATCCGTGGTTAGGACAAACAGGCGTGAGTGACGGTTATGCTGAATTTGAAAATAAAGACTGGGGTATTAGGGCCGGAGATATGGTGTTGACCACATATGGAGAAAAGCACAAGATAAATACAATTGAAGGGGTTGTAGAGCGCTTTGCTCCAGCAGCAGATAATAATGATACTGAAGCATATATAAATCTTGTTAGCGATAAAACAGGCTTTGAACGAGATGAAGAAATTGATCTTTCTGATTCTAGTGTAAGAGACATGCTGTTATCTGCAATGATTAAGCAAGAGACTGGCGAAGACGTAAGTAGAGATCAAGTCAGGGCGGCTGTAATAAGAGCAAATGAAACAGAAGGAGAAGTAATTGTTACAGCAGATCAGGTTGCTGAAGCTGTAGCGAACCAACCAACAAGAACTTTGTTAGGCATTCCTGTAGCAAGAGGTTCAAAAAGCTTACAATCAATTAGAAAACAACTAGAACAAACTGATTTTAAACTTACTGAAGATGACTTACCTTCCCAAAAACGAAAAAGTCTTCTAGAAAAAAGAGAAAAAATCCAAGAAGAGTTTGACAGATATGAAAAAGCAGAGCTGCTAAAAAACCCCGACTATTCTAAAACCCCTTCTAAAGCATATGCTTTAAGAATGCTTAAAGAAGATAGGAGAACTTTAAGTGAAGAAGATGCAATTGCTAATTACGTTAAACGTATGAAGGGAGAAATGAAATAATGCCCAGAACCACACTAACGCTTTCAGATGGCAGAACAGTTACCATAAACCACGAAGAGGGGATTGACGAAAAAGATTTAAGAATCTACGCAGAGCAACAGGCTCCTGCCGCTACTCAACGCCCAAAAATAGGTGATGCTGGTGCATACTTTAAAGACCAAGAAGAAAAGCCAAGTGTAGTTACAGACTTAAAGCGTGTACTACTTGACACTCAGCGGGATGCTGTAAGCCTAATTGATTATTTGCCCGGTGATGCCTTTGGTACAGATGACATGACAGACCTTGCAAAGCAAACAAGACTTAGTGAGATTGCAGGCTTTGGATACATGGACACCTCTGAAGACATTGACCCCGTTACAGGTAAGATAAAGCTACCTCAAACAGCAATAGGTATAGGCGCATCTATTGTTCCGTACATAGCAGGAGCGGGGGCGCTTGTAAAGGCTGTGCCAAAGTTGGCTGTAAAGTTTGCTCCGAAGTTGGCTGCTAAGTCCGTTCCAAAAGCAGTGCAGTACACTCTTGCGGGCGCTGCAAGTTCTCAGGTTCTTACAGACTTAGACACTAACTTGTTTAATGTGATAACTGAGATTTTTCCAGAAGGAACTGAAAACACAGTGTTTGAAGCTTTAAGTTCAGATGACAACGACTCTCAAGCTTCTAAAAGATTAAAGCTTTTAATAGGTGACTTGGGCGTAGGTGTTGTAGCTGAAGGGTTGTTTAGAGTTGTCCCAGCATTTAAAAATATAATCACGGCTAAGAAACCTACGGCAGATGATTTAGCTGATGGAATACTGAACAACGCAAAAGAACTAACTAAAGCAAGTTCAAGACGGCAAGAAGCAATTGACAAAGCTGATGATATTGTTTCTCCATTTAGAGCAGATGTACCTACAGCTAAAGAAACTTTTAAAGAAACAGGCGAGGGCGTTGCACAGGTAGCGGCGCAAAAATCTGAAAATCTGACAGGTAAAGACTGGGCAAAAGCAAAGATTAAACAAGTAGGGCAGCAGATATTTACTTCTCGTGGTTACGCTACTCCAAAGATGTTTAAGTTTTTTAATCAATCTCAAGCGCAACAAGCGTCTTTAATAAGAGAATCTCAACAAATAAGCAGGCGTTTAAACAATGCGTTTGAAGAGTTTTCTGACGAAGCAGCTAAAAAACTAAACATCGAAAAATCTCAAGAACTTTTAACTGCCGACCTATCTAAATACACAAGACTTCCTCTAGAGGAGCAGGCTGCGAGTCTTGCAAAAGCAGAAGGCATTTCTGTAAAAGTTGCAGAGTCTCTTTTAGACGCTCGTTTTTTAATTGATAGATTAGCTAAACAGATATCTGGGTCTAAAGGTTTTTCAAAAGAAGTTACCGCAAGTATTCAAAAGAATATGGGGACGTATTTAAGAACGTCCTATAAAGCGTTTGACGATCCTACTAATTTTAAAATTGATAACGCGCTAAAAAATACGGTTATCCAAGATTTTAAAGATGCAAAAATTGCAAAAGCTTTGGAGCAAGGAAAAAAAATTACTGACAAAGAAGCACTTAAAGCTGCAACTTTAGATATAAATAAATTATTAGAAGGTGTTGGTAAAGAAACTATTGATTATGTTACACAGGTTCGCAGAGTAGCTAAGTTTCACAAGAAAAAAGAAATACCAGAAAACCTTAAAAAACTTTTAGGCGAGATACAAGACCCCGCTGAAAATATTATCTTGAGTGTAAGCAAGGCCGCTAGAATTTATGAAACAAATAATTTTTATAACATACTAAATGAGCTGGGCAAAAGCGGTAAGTATATTCAAGGTGCAAAAACAAGCGCGGTAGCTGATAGTCGTTTAACAACTAAGATTACAAACACTAACTCGATACTAGATGGCAAATACACGACCCCTGAAATAGCTGAAGTTATTACTAGACAAGAAGAAGTTTTTAAATTCATGTCTTCAGAAAACGGCGCAACGGAAATATACAAATCGTTCTTAAAGTTTAAAGGTGGCGCACAAGCCTCTAAAACAATTTACAGCCACGTAACACAACTTAGGAACATGCTGGGTGGTATGCAGTTTGCTGTAGCTAACGGAGACCTTGCTGCTCTTAATCCTTTTTCTAAAAACAGAGGACACATGAAAGTCCTTTGGAATGAAATAAAAGGAAAAGGAAGCAAAGAACTCGATACTATCTATAACAAGTATGTTGATTTAGGTGTCATTAACACAAGCATCAATGTAAATCAATTTAGAGAGTTAATCAGCATTTCTTCAAAAGACTTTGGAACTAAATCAATTACTAAGATAATGGATACAAACCCAGTTTTAAAGTTTATGGAAAACACATATACGGCAACAGATGATTATTTTAAAATGTCTGGTTTTCAAACGGAGCTTCAGACTTTAAAGAAAGCAAGGCCCGGAGTAGCTGTAGATATTCTAGAACGTGAAGCTGCTGATATTATCCAGAACACAATTCCGAACTATTCAAGAGTTCCAAAAGGTTTAAAGAAACTAAACTATCTTCCAATAGGTAACTTCATTTCGTTTCCTGCTGAGATAATACGAACCAGTACTCACATTGTAAAACAAGCAAGCCGCGAAATAAATTCAGGCAACACTGTACTCAGGAACAGAGGTTTAAAACGCATTGCAGGTTTTACTGGCGCAATGGTGGGTGTTAATCAAGCGTCTAAACTTTCAGCTAATCTTTTGGGTTGGACAGAAGAAGAAAGACAACAGCACACTAAACTAGCTGAAGGAAAGTTTGACGAAAACAGCGAGTTCTTGTGGTTTAGAGAACCAAACGGAGACATCGGAAAAATATCTACCAAGTATCTAGACTCCTACAACACTATTAAAGAGCCTGTACTTAAAGCTCTTGACAGGATTATAACCGGAGAACTGCAAGGAAAACAGCTCGATGACTACTTGTTTGTAGCTGCCGCTGACGCAGCTTTAGTTGTAGCTAATCCGTTTATAACCGAATCTATCGCTACCAAAGCAGTTACAGATGTGCTGTACGCTATGAGATCGCGTGATGGTAAAACAGCAGAAGGTAAAACACTGTTGCCACCAAGCATGTCAGCAGGGGACAAAGCAGCAGAAATACTATACCAGCTTTACACAGCCGTAGAGCCGGGTTCTGTAACCAGTATACGTAAGCTGGGAAACTATGTTGATGCTTACACAGGAGAGGAGCTTGAAAAATTAGGGCCAGTAAATAAATATGCGTTTATTAGTAACGTGACGGGCGCTAACTTAAAGCAACACAATCCCGAAAGCCAGCTAAAGTTTGAAGTGTACGGATACTCTAAAAACAAACGATCTAATATAGCGCCCACAATTAAAATAGGTAAAGATACAGCGGCTTCTGTTTTTGATTCGTATGTTGCGCGGCAAAGTAAAGAATACGAGTACCAGCAAAAATTGTTTTCAAAAGTACAGGCGTATTCATCCTTGTATGGCAGATACAGAACACTTGAAACTTTAAAAGAAGCAGGACTCTCAGGAATAGCAGCAGAGTACATTTATAACGGCGAGTTCAAACCGACTAAGCCGCCCGCTGTTGAAAATAGAGTTTTAGAAGTTCTTAAAACTGAGCTGTCTGAGGACAGCAGCGAATACATCGAAGCTTGGAAGACCTCCCAAGAGTTTAATTCAGTGTTTGATACTTTAGACGGCATGTCTTTGTACGGGGACAACGCTGAGAACCCACTAGAAATAGACTTTGACGAGCTATCAAGACTTAGAAGAGCTACAGGTGGTGAGGTATCTCAACCAGTACCTAACGCGCCCTCTGAGCCTGACGAGCGTATCAACAAGCTAACTGGTCTCCCGTACAACGAAGGAGCTGGGCCAGCGTATATGGATGAAAGCGACCCCATGCGAGTATTAAACATGGCGGCTGGTGGAAGAGTTCAAAAGAACTTAGGCTCTCTGATACGCGCAGGTTCAAAAGCTTTAGGAAAGTCGGCCTCAAAAACAGCAGACGAGATCATAGAAGAAAGCGATGTGTTTCTTACGATGCCATCCGACATGTCTTATCTGAGCAATGCCGCATCTCAAACAACTCAAAGGGCTAACACTGTAGGGACAGCAACAAAAGCTTCTAATTACTTAGATGATCTGGGAGCTTCTGGTAAATCTTTAGATTACGGTGCTGGTAAAGGATTGAATGCACAAGCTAACAAAATTGACGATACATTTGAGCCGTTCCCCGAAGAGGGTTTTAGCCCAACATTTACTTCTCCCTCTGCCGTCCCAACAGATGAATACGGTAAAGTTATAAGTACTAATGTTATTAATGTTTTACCGCCCAAACTCCGCGAAGAGGCCGTCATAAAAATAGGGAACTCTTTAAAGGCTGGAGGGAAAGCGTTAATACAAACATGGGATGCCGGAGCTGCTAAAGCAGGAATGGCTTCAAAGAAAGCAACTATTGTTAAAGATGAACCACTAGCTTTTACTACTTCAACAGGGTCATACCAAAAAGGTTTTACAAACAAAGAGCTAAAAGAGTACATAGAAAAAACTTTAGGTGAATCCTATACGGTAGACATTGTACCCAATAAAGCGAACATAAGTGGATCGGCAGTGGTTGTTACTAAAGAAGCGAGCAAGCTTAAAAAGTTTGACGGCGGTTTAATAGCCAAAGCTTTAGGAATTTCTGACGAAGACCTTGAGTGGGCTAAAAGTCAAGACCAACGATTTGATCCCAAAGGAAAGCTTGATGGAGAGGGAGATGCAGCAAGACATTTAGCTTTAGGTTGGATCACACAGCGCACAGACAACCCAGAACGAGCTTTGCAAGCAGCTAATTTTAGAGAGAATCTTAGCATAACTAGAAAAGATAAGCCGATGGATCAGCACAATAATAATCTGGGAGCCACTATACAAGCGAACACCTATAAAGAAGCTGAAGCAGAAATAGATAAACTAATCAAAGAAAAGAAAGCGGTGTTTATGTCTTCTAAAGAAAGCAACGACCTTAGACCTTATGGATATGCCAAAGGCGGTAAGGTATATAACACACTAAAAAGGAACTGTAGTTAATGACCGAAGAATTTAGATACTTCAAACTTGAAGACTTTAAATGCAAAGAAACAAACGAGAACGGCATAGACCCTAAGTTTGTACACAAGCTAGACCACTTGCGAGAAGCTTGTGGCTTTCCGTTTTACATTACTAGCGGCTACAGAAGCCCTAACCACAGGCTAGAAAAGTCTAAACCCAGAGGGCCGGGAACACACGCACAGGGAATTGCCTGCGATATAGCTGTTAACGGAGGCCGTCAGCGTATGCAGATCGTGCGTCACGCTTGTGCTTTAGGTTTTGTAGGCATAGGAGTTGCCAAAGGGTTCGTACATGTGGATATGCGCGATGACCATAAGCCCGTTATGTGGTGTTATTAGTTTTAATAGGAGACAAACATGTTACAAGCATTGATAGGCCCAGTGGCTGGACTACTAGATAAATTTATTGAAGACAAAGATGTTAAAAATAAACTAGCCCATGAGATCAGCACAATGGCAGAGCGACACGCTCAAGAGCTGGCTAAAGGACAGTTGGAAGTCAACAAGGCAGAGGCAGCACATAAGTCTTTGTTTGTAGCTGGATGGCGCCCAGCCGTGGGGTGGTCATGCTGCTTTGCGTTAGTCTATTCTACGATTTTATCTCCCATCTTAGGCATATGGTTCACTGTACCGCCTGTAGACAGCTCATTGTTGACAACAGTATTGATGGGTATGTTAGGTCTTGGTGCTATGCGAACCGTTGAGAAGACTAAAAAAGTTCAGAGAGATAGGTAGTGCTTGCGGAGATTGCAGCGGCCAACGCTGCCTTCAAAATTATCCAGAAAGCAATCGAGAATGGAAAAGAGCTATACGATTGTGGCACGGCAACTACTGATTACTTTAATAATAAAAGTGCAATTACTAAACGTGTAAACGAAAAAGGACAGGGAGATTTACAGGCATTCATGGCTCTTGAAAAAATCAAAGAGCAGGAAGAGTATTTAAAAGAAACAATGATATATGCTGGAAGAGCTAACATGTACTCTGACTTTCTTAAATTCCAATCAGACTGTAAGCGTGAAAGAGAAAAAGAACAGCAAGCAAAAAAAAGAAAGAAGGCTGAAACTGCGGCCCTGATCCTATCCGCTCTGTTGTGGGGTACAGGTATACTGGTGTTGCTGCCCCTTATGTTCTATATATGTTTTAAAATTTTTGGAGTTATTTAATGGCGGCTAAAAAGAAAACTAAATCTAAAGTAAACGAAGCAGGAAACTACACCAAGCCAGCAATGCGTAAACGCTTGTTCAACAAGATCAAGGCGGGTACTAAAGGCGGTAAAGCTGGTCAATGGTCTGCGCGTAAAGCTCAGATGTTAGCTAAAGAATACAAAGCAGCGGGTGGAGGATACAAGAAATGAAAGTAAAAGCACCGTCAGGTCATCACTGGATGAAGCAGAAAGATGGATCGTTAAAACTTATGAAGCACTCCGGCAAGTTTGTTAAGCATAAAGGCGCAAGCTTGGAAGCCAACTTCCCAGTTCAAAAGGTTCATAAAAAATAATGACACTTAAAAAATCTCAAAAGTCTCTAAAGGCTTGGACGAAACAAAAGTGGCGCACTAAATCTGGTAAGCCCAGTGCAAAAACAGGTGAAAGGTATCTGCCCGAAAAAGCTATTACGTCTTTAAGCAAGAAAGAATACGCGGCAACAACCAAAAAGAAACGCGAAGACACCAAGAAGGGTAAGCAGCACAGCAAGCAGCCTAAGAAAGTCGCAGCTAAAACCAGAAAATACAGGAAGAAAACAGCATGATGACTAGAGATGATTACAAGAAAGGCGGCAAGGCTAAGAAGAAAAAAGATTCACGACTAGAGAGGGCTGGAGTTAGTGGTTACAACAAACCGAAACGTACACCAAATCACCCGAAGAAAAGCCATGTGGTTGTGGCAAAAGAGGGAGACAAAGTTAAAACAATCCGTTTCGGAGAACAAGGAGCTAAGACCGCAGGTAAGCCCAAAGCCGGAGAGTCAGAAAGAATGAAGAAGAAACGCGCTAGTTTCAAAGCTCGTCATGCAAAGAACATTAAGAAAGGAAAAATGTCAGCGGCTTATTGGGCAGATCGCGCTAAATGGTAGGGTTGTGGTTCAGGGCATTAAGCTCTTCTTCCAAGAAAGCGTGAAGAGATTCTAGCTTTGGTTTGGCTAGAGATACAATGTTCCTTATTGTTTCTAGCTCCTCGTCCTTAAAAGCCTTATGTAAATCCTTTTCGGGGATGCCGGACATTTCTGTCTCGACAACCCCTTTAGTATTTATTAAGACCTTAAAACCAAGAATGTTAGCTTCAGCCTTAGACAATTTCACAAGCACCACCTACACACGCTAACTCCTGAGAGCCTGTGGTGTTATCTTCTTTTTCAAATTGTTCTAAGTCATTCCAACTAACACCCTGCGGCATCGAAGAAACTAACTCTTTATACTGGTCTTCATTGATGTCCTCATACGGAGCCTGTTGATATACATGGTCACTGACTGGAAGCAAACTGATACCACTACAGAGATCAAAGTTATCCCATATCCACTGTGCTACTTGAAGGAACTCATCGTCCGTATAGTACACAGTAATGCTTGGTTTATGCTCACACCAGTGATTCTGGTAAGCCTTCCAAAGTGCTAACTGCTGCATAGCACCAACGTCACTGACGGTCACAGAAGTTTCTGGAGCCTTCACAGGGAAGCTAAAGACTGATGACGTAGGTGACATAACATCTTGCTCTACTGGGAATCCTTTGTCTTCCATGAAGACTGCAAGCGGGTCTTTCTTATCGCTACGGACTCTGCGAATGTAATGCTTAGAGAAGCGAGGATGGATGCCAGAAGCAGAATCGACAAGCTGAGATACAGTACCGCTTGGCTTAACGCACGTAATAGCCGCAGACTGGTTAATCCCAAGCGATGCAGCCCACTCCTCGTTAGTTTCAATAGCCACTTTCTTAATTTCGTCCAGCCACTTCTCAAGTTTTTCAGGTTCAGCACCGCTCAAAATCCTATGATCCATTATGCCTGTCATGCTTACACCTAACAGAGCTTCTTCTTCAGTATTTCTTTTCCAACAGTTTCGCAAGTATCGGAAATTAGTAAGCGTAGCCTGTAGTGTGCCAATGATAGCAGCCATCTCTGCTTTCTTCTTGAGCGTAGCCAGTGTATCATCAGGGCGTACAACAATCTCTGACAAGTTACAGAACTGATTACTGCGTAGGATAATCTCAGAGCATGGGTTAGTACCAAAGTCCTGATCAGGGTCACGCCTACCGTTACGTGCTGCAATCTTCTGAGCTGCTACACGGCTAAAGAT